TCCTTCCTGCTCCCGGTGATGAAGATCTACCTTGGGTAAAACTATATAATCACGCATTTCAGGGAACTGGTGGTTGGTTGATCGACAACTGCTCCACTACAATTAGTCAGAAGTGTCCAGTATGTGCGTCAAACACTGAACTTTGGAACTCCGGAAACGACCGCGATAAAGAAACAGTTCGTCAACGGAAGCGTAAACTATCATACTATTCAAACATCTATGTAATTAAAGATCCTGCAAATCCAGAAAACGAAGGTAA